AGGGAGAAAAAGATAGTACAGTTGGTTTATCAATCGTATCACATTGGGCAGACTTTGAAAAAAAGAATGGTCGTAAAACTAATAATACATCTCAACAAAGATTCTTTAGTACAGATGTTGGAATGGATTTTGCATCTCAAACAGTACAAGATATTAAATGGGGTAGAGCATAATGGGTTGGGGTAGTATTGTAAAAGCTGTCACTAAAGCTGTTGGATTCTTTAAAAACATGAATCCTCTTGTATCTTTAGGTGTTACATTATTTTTAGCTTGGGCATTAAGACCAAAAGTTCCTGAAATAGAAGATTTTGGTACAAATGAATTTGATGATTTTGAACGAGGTTTATTAGTTAATAAACAATCTAATGACTCAAACATTCCTGTTATATTTGGAGAAAGACTTGTTGGTGGAACTAGAGTCTTTATGGAAACTTCAGGAACAGATAATACTTATTTATATATGGCAATCGTTATGTCAGAGGGAGAGATAAACGATATAGAAGAAATAAGAGTAGATGATAAAGTTGTTACTTGGGCAAGTGCATTATCAGATGGAACAGAAGTAGAAGTAGGAAGTGGAGATAGTAATTTTTATAAAGATTCAGCAAGTTTAATTAGAGTAGAACCTCACTTTGGAACAGATGGTCAATCAGCATCATCTTTATTATCAACATTATCATCTTGGGGAAGTAATCATAAATTATCTGGTTTATGTTATTTAGCATTAAGGTTTAAATGGAATCAAGACGCATTTACAGGGATTCCAAAAGTTCAAGCAAAGATACAAGGTAAAAAAGTAGTAGCATATAATTCTAGTTTAGAAGCACAAACTGCGGCATACTCAACTAATCCAGCTTGGTGTTTATTAGATTACTTAACAAATGAAAGATATGGAAAAGGTGTAGCAATTTCAGAAATAAATTTACAAAGTTTTTATGATGCTTCACAAGTTTGCGTAACACAAGTAACACCCTATTCAGGTGCAAGTGATATAAATATTTTTGATACAAATACTGCATTAGATACATCACAAAAGATTATAGATAATGTTAGAGAAATGTTAAAAGGTTGTAGAGGTTATCTTCCATACACACAAGGTAAGTATAGTTTAATTATTGAAACAACAGGAAGTGCAAGTATCACATTAACAGAAGATGATATTATAGGTGGATATAATTTATCTATTCCAACAAAGAATGAAAGATATAACAGGGTTATAGTTGGTTTTGTTGACCCAGCTAGAAATTATCAAGTTAATGAAGTTCAGTACCCAGCCATAGATGATAGTGGATATGCAACAGCAGATAAACACGCAACTATGAAAACTGCTGATGGTGGTTTTTTATTAGAGGGTAGATTTACATTTAAAACTTTAACATCTGCATATCAAGCAGAAGAAATGGCAGAAGTTATTTTAAGAAGAAGTAGAGAAGCATTAACACTTGGTATTAATGTTAGCTTTGATGCTTATGATTTAGCCATAGGAGATATAGTAAATATTACACATAGTTCATTAGGTTTTTCTGCAAAAGCATTTAGAGTTATGGGTTTAACCTTTAACGAAGATTATACGATAGGATTATCTCTTGTTGAGTATCAGGCTAGTCATTATACTTGGGCAAGTAAAGCACAAGTTAGTTCTACACCATCAACAAACTTACCTAATCCATTTACTATCCAACCACCAGCTAGTGTAACACTAGATGATACTTTAGTTGAATATAATGATGGAACTGTAATTGTAGCTTTAGATGTAGCGATAGGTGCTTCTCCTGATAGCTTTGTTGATTACTACCAAGTAGAATACAAGTTAAGCACAGATTCAGATTATATTATTTATGCACAAGGTTCAGGATTAAATCACAGAGTCTTGAATGTAATTGACCAAAAGATTTACAATGTAAGAGTTAAAGCTGTCAATACTTTAGGAGTATCATCAAGTTATGTAACAGCAACTAGAACTATTATTGGTGCTGTTGAACCACCAAGTGATGTAGAAGATTTTTCATGTAATATTGTAGGACAAGAAGCACATTTAGGTTGGGAACAAATACCTGATTTAGATTTAGCATATTATAATTTAAGATTTAGTAAAGAAACTGATGGTAGTGCAACTTGGGAAAATTCTGTTGCATTAGTAGAAAAAATATCAAGACCAGCAACATCTATTTCTGTACCAGCTAGACAAGGAACTTATCTAATTAAAGCAGTAGATAAATTAGGTAACTTTAGTTCTAATGCAACTGCAATTATTTCTAATGTAACATCTGTATTAAACTTTAACGCAGTAGCAACTCAATCAGAACACCCTACATTTTCTGGAACTAAATCAAATGTAATAGTATCTGATAGCACAATTAGATTAGATTCATCTGAATTATTTGATAGTGCTTCTGGAGATTTTGATGATGAAACCACAAGATTTTTTGATTCAGGTGTTCAAAATGCTGACTTTTATGCAAGTGGTAATTATCTATTTGCAGATGTAATAGATATAGGTGCTAAACATACAGTAAGAATTACAGCTAGTTTATCGCAATCCTCTGACAACCCTGATGATTTATTTGATAATAGAACAGGATTATTTGATTCTTCTTCATCTAACTTTGATGGAGATACACCAGCTAATGCAAATGCACATTTAGAAATAGCAACATCAGATGACAATTCTACATACACAGCTTTTCAAACATTTGTTATCGGCGATTATACTGCTAGATATTTAAAATTTAGAGTTGTTTTAATTTCAAGAGATTTAGCTTCTACTCCTGTCGTATCAGAAGCAACTGTTACAATAGATATGCCAGATAGAATATTTAGTGATAATAACATTAGTTCAGGTGCTGGAACTAAAACTGTAACATTTACAAACCCATACAAATCTGTTAATTATGCAGTAGGTATCACAGCAGAAAATATGGCTACTGGAGATTACTTTATTGTTGAAAATAAAACTATTAATGGTTTTGATGTAACATTTAAAAATAGTTCTAATTCAGCAGTATCAAAAACATTTGATTTTATTGCAAAAGGGTTTTAAAAGGAGTATAAGAAATTATGGCACAACACGATTTTAACATAGCAAACGCATCATTCCCAACTGTAAGAGCAGATATTAACAATGTATTAACTGCAATTAACACAACACAATTAGGTGCATCTGCACCAAGTACAGTAGCACAAGGCACACTTTGGATAGATTCTGGTACATCAGGAGTTTTAAAATTAAAGTTGAATGATGGAACAGATAATATAGAACTACTACAAGTAAATATTTCAACAAATGCAATAACAAGTGCAATGTCTGTAACAGGAACAGTAACTGAAACAGACCCACAAGCAACAGCACTTGCGATTGCTTTAGGATAAGGAGAATAAATGGCGAATACTTTTAAATGTGTAACTTTTGCGGCAGAACCAGCATCAGCTGGAACACCTTACACAATGTACACAGTAGCATCTAGCACAACAACAGTAATTTTAGGTTTAGTTCTAACTAATATACATACATCAGCAGTTACTGTTGAAGTAGAATTAGTAAGTGATACTGCAAATAGAAATGGTGCAAACAATGTAGCTAATGGAACTGCTTTTTTAGTAAAAGATGTAACAATCCCAGCTGGTAGTTCATTAGAACTTTTATCAGGTGGTAAAGTAGTTATGGAAACAACTGATATATTAAAAATTGATTGTTCAGTAGCTGACAAAGTTTCAGGCACATTATCAATAATGGAAATTACATAGGAGTTTTAATTGTCTTATATAGGTTCTAAACCAGCTAACAAACCAGTTGTTGCAAGTGATCTTGATTCAACAGTTATTACTGGTCAAACAGCTTTAGCAGTTGCTCCAGCAGATACAGATGAATTTTTAATTAGTGATGCTGGTACTCTTAAAAGAATAGATGCAAGTCTTGTAGGTGGTGCTGGTGTTTTTGAAAGCCAATTACTTCATGTTAGAGATGAAAAAACAGCTAGTACAAATGCTGGTACTGCAACTGGTGGACAATTTACTAAAAGAACTTTAAATACAGTTAAAACAAATGAAATATCAGGTGCAAGTTTAAGTTCAGATCAAATAACTTTACCAGCTGGAACTTATTATATGTTTGGTTTAGCACCAGCTAATAGATGTAATGGACACAAAACAAGATTAAGAAATGTAACTGATTCATCAACAGCAATCGTTGGTCTTAATACTCATACAAGTAGTGGTCAAGATATAGATGATGATAAAGCATTTTGCATAGGAAGATTTACAATTTCTGGACAAAAAGTTTTTGAATTTCAACATTATGTTACAACTACTAGATCGACAGACGGATTTGGTATTGCTTCAACTGCTTCTGCTGGAGAGGTAGCTGTTTATGCTGATGTACAAATATGGAAGGTAGCTTAAAATGAAATACGCATTAATTAAAAATAATATTGTTGAACAAATATCTTATCAACCAGTAGATGGTTGGGAAGAAGTATCAGATAATGTTTGTGCTGAAATGATTAAAAAAGCAGATGGAACATTTGATGTAACAGATGAAGTTAAACAACAAATTGCAGATTTAGAAACAGAAAAAACAAATACAATAGCAAAAAAAGCATCTGCAAAAACTAAACTAAAAGCACTTGGTTTAGATGATGCAGAAATTAAAACTTTAGGATTATAATATGGCATATATAGGTAGAGAACCACAAATAGGAAACTTTCAAGTATGTGATGCAATATCAGTAGTCAATGGTCAAGCGGCTTACACTATGCAAGTATCATCAGTTAATGTATCTCCAGAAAGTGCTAATCATATGTTGGTATCTTTGAATGGTGTATTACAGCAACCAAATTCTTCATTCACAGTATCAGGTTCAACAATTACTTTTGCGTCTAATCTAGTAACAGGAGATGTAATAGATTTTATTCATATACTAGGATCAGTTCTTGATCTTGGTGTACCATCTGACAATACAGTTTCACTTGCCAAACTAACAGCTACTGGAACTAAATCATCTTCTACTTTTTTAAGAGGAGATAATACTTTTGCGGCAGTTACTTCTCCAGATTTTGTAAAATTAGCGTCAGGTTCTTTTAGTTCAAACAGTTTGTCTTTTGATGGTTATTTTAGTTCAACTTATTCTCATTATAAAATAATTTTAACTGATTTAATTCCATCAACAAATAATAATGGTATTGAAATGAGATATAGAATATCAGATTCAGATGTAACTACTTCAGATTATAATAATGTTGGACAACATGGTGCTATTAATCTTGGAACAGGAGCAAGTGACGGAACTTCTCATGCTGAAGGTGATAGCAAATTTATATTACAACAAGGTTATGCTGTATCAAATGCAAGTGGTTTGTGTTTGAATGCAGAATTAACAATTTTTAATCCATTAAGCACATCTTTATATAAACATTATCATTATAAAAGTTCTTGTCATTATAGTTCAGCAACTGGATATTGGGTAACGTCATCTGGTGGTGGTTATTATGATGCTAACACAACTGCTTTAAGTGGATTTACAATTTTAAATTCAGCAGGAAATATAACATCAGGTAACGTTTATTTATATGGAGTAAAAGCATAATGAAAAAAATAATTATAAGACCAACTGGTATAGAAGAATTAGATTTAACTGCTGAAGAAATTTCACAAAAAGAAACTGATACAGCTAATGCTTTAGTTCAAAAACAAGAACTAGAACAAGCACAAACAAACCAAGCCAACAAAAAAGCATCAGGTAAACAAAAGCTAAAAGATTTAGGTTTAGATGATGATGAAATAAAAGCATTGATAGGAGCATAACATGGCTCTTAACTTTGCTAACAACAACTCCTTATCAGCAATAACATCTTTACCAGCTTCTATAAGTGGTGGTGGAATGACTTTAATCTCTACACAAACTGCATCAAGTTCATCTACAATATCTTTTACATCTGGTATTGATAGCACCTATGATGAGTATGTGTTTAAGTTTTATGACATACACCCAGCTACTGATAGTGCAAAATTTATGGTAAATTTTAGAGATGGTGGAACAAATTATGATGCTACAAAAACTACAAGTGCTTTTTTTGCTGCTCATGCTGAAGATGATTCAT